TGTCAAACTCCATCTTGGTCACAACGCGCCCGGCACTGATGTTGTTGTTAGCAAGCATCTGGATGTACGGACGGAAGGGCCAACGACCGTTCTCTTCCTTGCCAAACGCGCTGGTAGCGGGAAGGACCAACTGATAGACATCGCCTTCAGGATCGTTGGGCAGTACAACTGCGGTGCGCCAAGACAGACGGCATGCAGAACCTTGACCACCTTGACCAGAACCCTTGACGGAGTTCGGGCACTCTTGGCATGAGGTTGCCGGGGGATTGGGCACATCAGCGTCCGGTCCCTTGGAGTCGCTAGACCAGCAAGCAGGAGAAATCTTCACGCCCTTCTTGTACGTGCTGTTGTAGAACGTACGTGCGGGGTCATGCGCCATCTTTACGAACACCACTTGCATGGAGTTGTCAGTGTTCACGCTCTGCTCTTTGCCGCCCACAATCTTGCGGAAGACACGACCTTCGATGGAAATGCGCTTGTTGCCTTTCACGGCGTTGCCAGCTACGGCAAGGGTGTCTTCGTCCAGACCAAGTTCGATGCCGGAGATGACTGCGAGTTCGTTGCTCATATTAAACCTCAACTGAAAGATTACTAGATGCGCGGGGTTTGTACACGGTGATCGCGTATTCCCGCATGACATTCACACCTGGGGGCAAACCTTCACCAGCCCTGTCGGTCATGAATTGCTTGAAGTTGGTCTGATGGATTCGACGTTCGAGAAGATCAATGCTTCCCTCTGTCTCGACAAACTTCTTGAAGTTGTCCCAATCAGAACAAGTGTATCGGTCCTTAACCTGACGCGATACAGTACCGTGAGCAGTCTTGAGACCACTCGTGTTCGTTGTGTTGCAGATGTCTAAAAGTGCGGCTTCAATTTTCTCCAAGTCTTCTTTTAACTCTTTGTCGGTTGCGTCAAAATCGGCCTTAAGTGTCTCACGTTTCCGACGAATTGTTAAATAGGTTTCCACTAATTGATCAGCATTGTTCATTGCTTTCTCCTTCAATCTCTTGACGATACAGGTCCACCAACTGTTCGTGCATATCGACCTTGTTTTGCAACATGCGATACATACGGCGCTCCACCTCGGACCCTTGGAGGTGGATTACAGTCATACTGTTCTTCTGTCCCACGCGGTCAATCCGCGCAATACACTGTAAGTAAGTCTCTACAGACATGACGGGTGACCAGAACACCACGGTATCAGCGGCGGTCAACGTCACACCATGCGATGCGGCTTGCGGTTGGATGAGTAACACCTTTGGATCATCCTGCGTCTGGAAACGATTAAAAATTGATGCACGTTCATTGGCTGACACACTTCCTGCGATGATCTCGCTAGAGATGTGATGCTTGTCCAAGAAGTTCTTGACCAATGAAAGTGTGTGCGTGTACGGCACAAAAACAATGACTTTGTGTGAAGATTCTTCTAGCACTTCGTGTAGCACGTTCAACCGTGGCGATACATCGAACTCGACTATGTTACCTCCGTCGGTGTACACGGCCCCACCCGATAGCTGGAGCAGTTTGGTCAGCGCGGCGGCGGCATTGACGGTACTAATGGTTTCCCCTACTGCCATGATCTGCATCTGCTTGACCAACTCTTTGTAGTAGCCGGTCGCTTGTGCGGTCAGCGGCACTTCGCGGGATTGGTACGTCACGTCTGGTAAGTCAAGACACTGCGACTTTTCATAGCGGATTGCGGGTTGCAAAGCGTTGAACACAAGTTGCTTGGCGTAGGGCTTGGGGACCCAGCGAAAGCGTGACACTTGCGTCATCACAGTATCTTTCCATGCGGTCTTGTACTTGGGCACACGTGACGGGTTAATCAGGCGAGCAAGTCCAAACGCATCTTCGGGCGACTGCGATGCGGGTGTACCCGTCATCATCCACAGATAGGTGCTTGGCTTGATGATGCTTGCAAGAGTCTTCCAGCGCACAGTGCTGGTGTTCTTGTAGGCGTTAGCTTCGTCAACAATGATCAAATCAAATCCAGCATTTGCAATCGCTTCGCGCTCAGACGACACACCGTCATAGTTGATGATGACAAACTGATACTCGCCTTCGATGACCTTACGACGTTTGCTACCGTGGGCGATACCGCAAGTGCGGTGCATAGCAGTCTTGAACAAGTCGCCCTGCCATGCCGACTTCATGATGGACAACGGACAGATGACTAACACTCGATTGATCTTGCCTTCACGCATCAGATAGTCTGCGGCCCAGATAGCGGCAGATGTCTTGCCTGTACCAGCTTCATTGAAGCAGAACGCGCGTTTGTGCAAAGTGAGGAACCGCGATGTATCACGTTGGTGATCAAACGGCTGAAACATACCGGGCCAGTTGTAGTGCTTCTCAATCGGTGACGGAAGTTTGCTATCTTCCAACAGTGTGGCGAGGGATTGCATCTCATCCACGCCCCAGTACACCATCATTTCTGAGTGCGAGCCTTGCGCTCCAAGCACTTCGCTCTTGTCGATAGACGCCTTGATTGTCTGCGCCACATCATGCGAACAAAAAAATTGCACTGCAATGTCTTCAACTATATTCATACTACCTCTTGACTTGTTGGTCCCCGTCTTTCCGGGGTGTCCGTCAACGCTGTGATGAAGAGAGGAGGGCCATCTAGGAGAAAGCACACCACCCGTTAACTGATGCGGTTTAGGGAACCAGAAAAACCCTGTTCGACACCTAGTGTCAGGCCCACTCACACCTTACTGCCACAACCCTCATGATAGCGACGTTTTCGCTTTTGTCAAGTTTTCTTTCGCTCTTTTTTGCTGATTTCAGATACGAGGTTACCCTTAGAGTCGCGTCTGAATGAACGGTTCACTGCCGCAGATTGGATACGCAGTCCGTCCTTGTTAGAGCCGCCTTTGTCAAGCGCACGAACGTGTGCTACATCCTTGCCTTCGCGTCGATCAGCCTTACCGTCGTGATCTCCGTCGCGCCCAGTCTTATCAATCGAACGTCGTGCGCGTTGACGCTCCATGCGACGTTCATGCTCGCCACGAGCAAGCTGTTGCTGGTATTCTTTCTTATACGGTCTGGGTTTGTTGACGTAGGGCATCTTGTTGCTCCAGCATATGTCGGACAGAGTTAAGCGCCATTTTTGCCTCGACCATAGCGAGTGTCAACTGGTCCATCGCCAGCACGTAGTCGCCTTCTAGCAAGTAATCATGCGCTTTCTTTAGTGCCTTTTCGCACATCATCATGGGATGAGCATAGTCAATCAGGGTGTCGTGACTCATAGTTTTCCTTTATAGAACTCGCAGGAGGTGACTGGACACCACCCGCACAGGGGGGTTGGGTTAGCTTGCCACTTGTCGTTGACATGGCACAGCCGTAGACGCTCTAAATGGGGGATGAAGTCAGCCCACATCTTGTCGATGTTCTCGCGTTTGAAGTCGCCCATGATGAAGTTGTTATGTGCGACGAACAACAATCCAGCCTTGATGTAGTTCACCTCGGGGAAGTGTGCAAACACCATGAGTGCCATCAGCTGTAATTGTTTCATGTCAGGATAGCGGTCGCTTCCTGTCTTGTAGTCCACCACGAACCCGGTGTCACCGTCGATGACGACCAAATCCGCGATCCCACGCACCCAGTATTTACCCCACGTACTTGGCTTACGATCAAAGTCAAGTGCCATACGATACTCGGGGTACTTCTCTCCGTCCATATCCCGCAACGGGTCGAGCATGGGTTTGTAGCGCTCGTAGTTCTTCAGTAGCGGTGTGCCATCCTTGACATAGTTTTCCAGCGCACTGTGCACTTCCGTGCCATACAACATTTGTGGTGTTGTTTTCTTCTGGAACCGCTTAAGAACTTTGACTTCGTTGTACTGTCGGGGGCAGTTTTGGAAGTCTTTAAGACTGGAATACGACCATTTAATTTCACTAGGTTGCATGACTGATACCGTTTGTTCTAGGGAACACTATAGTATCAGCAATCGCCGTAAGTCGCACCAGACTTGGCTTCACACGCTACGGGAAGACCCGGAGCCCATGCTGGCGCGATAGACATGAGACCAGTTATTAAGTCTTTAGCCTTATCTACCTCGTCTATGTCCACAACAACCACCGCCGCATCATGCACAGTCAGCACCACGCGATAAGTGTCATTGATCTCCAGCATCTGTTCGCCCACGACAATCCTTGCTAGCCCCTGCACCACGTTCTCCACGATAGTGCCGCCCCAGATGGACACCGGACCTTTGCGAGAGTCATAGACGATCTGCGACTTGTTGTCGATGGTTTCACGGCGCAGTCCGGGGTAGCGGATACGCAGACCGTTTGGCAGGATGATGCCCTCGGCGTCGTAAAGCACACAGCCATGCTTGCCGAACGTCTTGGGGCCATTCTTGAACGACCCGTTAAGCATGTCATTGAGCATTGCGTCGCCCTCTGCCCACAGGTCAACAATCTTGTCGTTCGTTTCCCGATACAAGTCAACGATACGCTTAGCCTCAATCTCGTCAATCTTGACCGATATGGGTTGCGATGTAGCCAGAGTCACCATCAGCTTGTATGCCCCAGTGCCGTAGCCAAGCCCTAGGATACAAGTCTTACCAACAAACCGTTCTTCGGGGTCTGCCTTGCTGATCTTTCTGTCATAGATACGTGTAGCAAACAGGGAGTAGATGTCCTCTCCGTCAGCAAACTGTTTCACCACATCGTCTTGCCCAGCCAACCATGCAGTCATCCGCGCCTCGATCTGCGATGAGTCACAGTTGATAATCATGTACCCTTCAGGCGCGACAATCGCTTTCTTCAGTGCCTTCTTCTTGGGGTCACGGCTCGGCAGGTTCTGAAGATTCAGTAACTCGTCACCCGCCCATCGACCCGTGTGCGCCCCATAGTACTTCAGGGGGACCGGAAGCATTCCGTGATTGCGCTTGCCTATGCCTTTGAAGCGCTTGATGCGTCCGGTTTCTTGCGTGGACTTAGTGCCCAACCGCACCGCGCATAGATGTTGAATGAACGTGTCTTCGCTCTCCATCAGAGCAACAAACCCTTCATCCTTCTTGGCTAGTGCAGGTACGTCCTTTTTCTGCTTCTCGCTATACTTCATCGGCACAGTGACGCCAAACCCCTCTAGCACTTCAGCGAACTGCTTATTGCTAGATAGTTGCTTACGCACTTCTTCCTCTGTCGAGGCGCCTAGCTTCTCCATCAGGGACGATAGCATTGCAGACTTCTCCTCCGCTAGCGAGGCGAGTCGGATGTCTAGCGTGTCGTGATCTATCTCCAGCACTGGGTATAAGAACATCTGGAGCGTCATGTCTATCAGACGCAACTCGCTCATCGGGAATTGCTTGGACATGATCTGGAACAACTGATATGTCAGCGTTACGTCATTCTTGCAGTATTCACCGTATTGCGCCAAGTGTTCGGGCGTGAAGTCCAGACGGTTCTTATTGATCGCCGCTTCGACCTCTGTACCTTTCTGTCCTATGTTGTATCTGATCGCTAGCTTGGCCAGTGAACCACCAGCGTCCACACCATGTAATGCTCTCGCCATTGATAGGGTATCTAGCCACCCCCTTGGCTTGATCTTGAAAAGCCATGACAGTATTGCGCCATCGAACCGAGTGTTGTGGGCAAGCACCAGACTATTCTTCCAGTCAAACTGCTTGAACCATACCTTGATCTGATCGTGAGTACCGGAGAACCACACGGGTTCCCCGGCATCCACTTGGACTGCAACACCGATAACCTCAAAACGCTTGTCACGAACATACTCCTCCGTGGTCTGAGTCTTGAAGCCCAAACCTTTGTCGTTGTAATACGTCTCAAAGTCTACGGTGATTAAGTTCATTTCTTAAACCATCCTTGGTTCTTGCGTTTCTTGTATGCCTGAGCCCTCGCGTCCTTGTCGGCTTGCTCTTGCTTCACGACGGCTAGTTCCATCTCTAGCATAGCATTTTGTTTGCGTATGCGGTCGATCGTCACTCGGTCAGCGTGTTCACTTGCCCAATCAAGGTTGCTCGTTCCGTTAGCCCCACCCGTAATGGTCATCGTGTTGTAGTCGTGGTATGCCTCGTCGAATGCTTTATTAAGAAGCCCTTTCGCCTCCTGTTGCACCCACCAATTCTTCACGGGTCCACCTGACTGCTTCACGGGAGCCTGATACGGATTCATCTGCACCTTGCCAGCCTTGGCGAACTTCTCTTGAGCAACAGTCAGCCTCTCTGCGCTAGCGATCTCGTCCAACACCTTCGCGTTAAATTCCTTGCGCCGGACTTCCTTGACCTTCTTGTTGAGCATCATCAGGTCATCTTCTTCAAGAAACTCAGGCCCATGCTTGGCGATGTCTTGCATGATCTCAGCCCAACGGAACGCTAGGTCACCAAAGAATTCTTCTGGATGAGAGTCCATCCGTTCGATCAGTACTTGAATACCTTGTTGCATTTCATGTTCCTTTCTTCGCAACAATGAACCCCGCCATAGGGATGCGCTCAGCGGGTTGGTCGTAGAAGATACGTTTTTCCAAGAGTTTGTCTCCCTCTTTGTAGAACCGATGGGGGACAAGTTCATGCACACGTTCGATCGCTTGTTGGATTAAATCCTGACGTTCGCTCTTAGCCGCATCAATTAGCAAGTGCTGAACGTGCGACGGAAGTAGATGATGGTTCCAGCCTCTCATTTTGCAACCCCACTATCAATCTCACGTTGCAGATACCACATGGCTTTGTTCAGGTCTTGCTTGCGGTTGCCCTTGAGGTCTGCTCGGGTGATGTACTTCACCACGTTACCCAAGTTGTAGTTCAGGTTCTTCGCCTCGATGAAGTCGATCGTCTCGATGCCACCAGACTTGTAGTGCGGGGGACTGTTTACCATGTCAGGGGTGGCTGAATCTTTCACCAACTCAGAGAGTGGCTTGTCAGTCGTGATGGTTGCGAGTAACTTGTGAGTCTTCATGCCAAGCGAAAGCCCAATCCCTTTCAGTGCTTCTTCAATCTCGTTGATAGACTTCTTGCCCATGTTCGGCATCTTCATCAGATCCAGCTTTGTACGCTGAACCAAGTCACCTATGGTGTGAATGTTCTCAGCCTTCAACACGTTCCAAGGACGTATAGGCAGAAGCAACTCCCAGACTTCTTTTGTTAGGTATGACTCTGATGACTGTGTGACTTGTGCCGGGGGGACAGGCACAACCGCAGGGGGCGTCCACGGTGTGGATTTTGGTGCAGACTTCTTCACATCAAAGTACTTGGGATTCTTCTTGCGTAAGGCGTAGCGCAGGTTGTAGACAGTCGAGAGTGTCGCGCCCGTAGCGGCGACAGCCTCCTCCACAGTTGCTTGACGATTCTTAGCAAAGAACTTGCGTAACTTGTTGTTGAGGCCACGGTTCTCAATCGGGAACTTGCGACGAACAACCTTGGTTTCTTCGGGTTTGGTTTCTTCGGGTTTGGTTTCTTCAGTCATGGTTTGCTCCTTGGGTTGGTTCTCTTGCTTCATCTTTAGAATGAAGGCGGCTTGTTGTTCAGTTAAAACAGGGTTGCTCATGGTCTTTCCTAAAAGGGGGCCGCTTCAACATCATCAGGTGGTGTATCACGGCTGTTTCTCTTATGCAGTATTTCCAGAACTTTTGGATTTACGCGATCGAATGGATTCCAGTCGTTTCGTTCTAGCCTTTGCAAGACGTTCCAGTCGCTCTTGTTCAAGGACTTCGGGCGGGACGATGGTTTCTTCAGTTGTGAATGTGTGTTCATTCGCACATAGCCTTCTCCTTCGTACATTTCTTATGGGTGATGGGCGGGTGTCGAGGACGACAGTCCACTTCCCGCAGACGGGGCACTTCATCTAACATCCTCGCCGCATTCAGCCAGCGCTATGTCAGCCATCTCGCGCACTTTGCGGATAACATCCATAGCGTCAGAGTCATGCTTAAAGTTATCTCTGATGTAACGCTTCACATCCCACAGTGCTTTGATCGCTCTTTCGCCATTCACTGCGTAACGCATCGCGTCCTCATCCTCGGGGTAGTTGAACTCCAGTGTTGCTTTCACTCTTGGTCTCTCTTGTTTCGCTTGGGGGCGTCCAGCCATGTTTTCTCCATGTTCGTTGCACATCCGTTGCGGCGGCGGGTTTGTATTCAAAATTTGGGTCGAGTAGTGTACCAATCCATTCTGGTACGGGCTTTTCTTGGTTCATAGTTTCTCCTCAATCAGTTGTCTTAACACCGACACGTTGTCCTCATTGATAACAAGCGCAATGCCACCTTGCTGTGTGATCTCCCGCAAGTGAGAGTCTTGTAGTCGTGTAGGTTTTTTGTTCCCCGACTTGCATTCAATAGCAATGAATCTCCCTCTGTAACAACATAGGATGTCAGGGATTCCTGAATTACCATACCCGCCTGTTGCTGGCATACAGAAGTAAGCACCCAACATAGCAAGTGTCAGCTTCACCTTGTCTTTGACCTTCCCCTCGGGTGTCATTCTTGTCCCCTTGCTTTTACAAACTCTTTTAGGTTATCCAGAGCGTGGTTGTACCCTTCTTGGTACATCGGATTAGGGTCTTGCGTGTCGTACAAGGCTTCGATGGTTTGAAGAACCGCCTCACGCTCGGCCTCTACCGCCTTGTCAACGCTAGACTGCATTTGCTTTTGCATCCCGTCAATGAACCCGCGCTCGTACTCTTCGCGTAGCAACTCTTCTGGCTTCCACGGCAGTGGTGTGCCAGCGTGTTTGTATGCCTCGTTGCGCCACATGGACGCGCTGAGTTTGTGTCGTTCGCAGTCAGGGCAGGTCATGGCTTGAACCCCACAACAGCAAGTGCCGCAAGCTCTTTGAAGTCATCTGCATCCATCGTGATTGATACGCTGTGGTCTTTGCCAATACCAACCGTGCTGGTCATCCAGCATTCACCGCAATACTCTGTCCTTTTTGCGGCTCGTTGAAAACCATTACGGCGCACCAACTCAAACAGCAACTGCTCGTCTGAGAATGTTTCAATGCTTCGTTCCCATCTTGTGTCTTTGCTCATGTGTTTCTCCTTGCTCTGATCTTTGCCGCGAAAACTTCTCCACCTTTAATATCACTGCTCTCGCATAGCTTTGCACACGCCTCATTCTCCGACCTGACTGCCGCCTCGCGGGATTCGTGCAGTTCACGCATCACCTCAATGACAGCTATCTCATGCTTGAGCATGATGGCTTTAATCATCTCGATGGGCGTTTCAATCATCGCCAGTGCCGCAGCTTTGTTTTGGTCGGTTTCGTTCTGCGCTTTGATGATCGCCTCTT